CCACTGCCAGGTTCACCGTTGCCGTACTTCAGGATAATTGTTGTTGCATTTGCCATTAGATTTTCTCCTTCAAGGCAGTCTTGTAACTACCGCCAGTAATACCTGTGTATGTGCCGCCACCAATGACGGAGTTTTGATTCAAATAACCAGCAGCGGCGTGATTGCCCCAGCCGTGTGCTTCGTTTAGCTTCGCTCTCTCTTCTTCGGTCATGCCACCACTCGCTGCCGCCTCATTCCATTTCGCAATGTCTGCAAACGTAATAGTGGCTGCGGGGGAACTGGTAAAGATGGGATCAAGCTCTTGCGTGATATAGCCAGCAAGCTCGTGGTCACCCCAGCCGTAAGCCTCATCCCAATTTGTAATTTGATCGTTTGAAATACGATCATCCATGCTCTGATTGGTGACCAAATACGGTAAGTCTCTGTAGGCGTTGGCTCCGTTGCCAACCTTCATGCCTACATTGTTGTTGCGCTTACCATCAGAGCTTTGGAAAAACTCAACGCAAATCTCACCCTCTGCGGGAATGCAGATCGTGCCGTATCGACGCCACTCTGTTGTTGTGCCGCGCCTTACCTGTATGGTTTTGTGATCGTAATTAACCACTGGCTGATTCATTGTGCGTTCTCCAATTTCTCAAGCCTCTCCTGTAGTTTCGCTGTCAGATCAGCAAGCTCTGCAATTACCGCCTGGAGCTTCAGAAACTCGCGCTCTGCAATCAGACGCGGATTTTCTCCTACAAGCTCCGGCGCATAGGTAATGCCCCTTTTCATCGACGCCCACTCACCTCAACGTCCATATACCCACTGGCCCAGCGGAACTGGCCCATTTCTTTGAATTCAAACCGCAAGCTCAGATAACGCCCTGTCGTGCGCATATCGGCCTGATATGAGCCATCACCGTTGTCATCAAGCCATGTTGGCTTTTCCCACTGCGGGGTAGCCAGGGCGCTCTCGGCCCATCCTGTACGGATGCCTACCCTGCCCTTGCCGGCAAGCTGCATGTGGTACTGCCTTAAATGCTTAATCACCCAGCCGTTAATGCCAGCGTCATCAAGGTCAATCGCTTTGCGCTCCACCCAGCACTCACGGTTGTTGGCGAAAAACGCCTCTTTCTGGTGAATGCCAAACGATGTCAGCGCCAATATCTTTGGCTGGAAGGTGTAAGTGTTCTGAACACCCCACGACCAGAAATCATCAAGCGTGGAATCTTCTGGCTGACGCAACTCATGCCAGGGCTGAGTCATATCGCCCCACTGAGAGCCTGTTTGCGGTAAATAGCCCCGGGAAGCGTATGTAATAGGTGCGCTCTTGGCCTCACCATCACCCCAGCCAAACGTGCCAGTGGCATAGCTATAAATGCACGACTTGCGTCCATAGTTAGTGTCGAAATAAATCCAGATTTCTCTGTTCTCTGGATCGTGGCAAAGCGTGGCTGACTTGAGGTTTACAGCTCTCCTGTAAAACTCGACATCGAACATGTCCTCACCAACCCTAGTGGCTGTAGAACCGTCATGAATGTAAAGCTGATCACCATCAATAACAAAATGGTTGTTGCCAAACTCAACCACACACTGAGGGCCAGCAGCACCGCGCTGAAATAAGCGACGGGTTTGAACAACATACTGACCACCCGTGAAGATGAGAGCGTGTGCCGCCGTTGCGGTGTAGATAATGATTGATTCATTCAATTGCTCTGCTGCGATGTATCGACCATCTGCAGCACCCACTACCTGCTGAACAGACAGCGTTGCTGGGCTGATGTAATCCCATGACGGGGGGCCACCAGCGGTCAAGCCGGTCAGGCCCGAATCAGCACCACCGCCCGGGGCGCCCTCGGGCACCTTGTAGGTCGGGTCAGATGTGGTATTACTCACCCACACCACGTTATTCTTGTCTTTGAGCTCCGACTTTTCATAGACCGGTGACTCATTCCCCGGGTTATCTGGGTCAATCTCAGCGTCAAGCGGCTCTTTCTGCTTAATGCCCACAGCAACCAGTTGCGACTTATAAGCAATCAGCCGCTCACATCTGGCCTCGGTGTCAAAGCTCGGGTCGCCGCCAGTGGTTAAATCCCACTCGGTAGAAATCATCCCCCACTTGGGTAGCGGAATAAAAAACGTGTTCTGAGCACTCTCAGGATCTTCAACCGTGTCCCAATCAAACATGAACGGCGCGTACTCGGGGCAGTTAAAGATCACTGTGTCGCCCCAGTGAGTGAACTGCCATGTTGTGCCGTCACTAATCTCAGCAGGCGTGAAGTACCAATCTTCACCGCTGTACATATGCAAGCCATTCTTGCTGGCCGCGAACACATACACCTGCTCGTTGCGCATCTTAGTGGTGAATATTTGAAATGTTATGCTCTGTGGAATACGCAGCGTGGACTCGGCAATCTTCTCGAGGCCAAGGGGCGTAAATCGGACGTTTAAGCTATCAGTCCAGGCATTGACGGGCAGGGCTTGACCGTTCTGGTCACCCACTACGCCGATTTGCCCAAGACTGATATGCGGGATGATCATGCGTTCTCGAGCGCCTCCACTCGAGCAGTCAACGCAGCGATTGATTGACTCATCTCAGTCATTGACTGAATGGCATCAGAGATCGCCTCGTTACTAACATTCAGCGGGCTGTTGGCGTATGGGAATGAGTTTTTCAGACACTCTTTGACCGTCCGAATCTCTTCTGCGCCGTTAGCCACAGGGTCAGTAATCTGCGGCACCGATGAATCTAATGATGTGACGTATTTAGCCATTGCTATCCATCCACGTAAGCTGTGATGTTGTTTTTAGCCAGAACCTTCTCCAGCGTCACATTGCCGTTCAGAATGTTCTGGATGGCCTGCTCAAGCTGCTGAATGCGGGCCTCTTGCCAGCCCTCTGCCGACAGCTCAAGGTTTTGCACAATTACTTCAAGGGCAGACAGCCGCGCATCAATCTGCTGAACTTGCTCAATCAATCCCAGGAACGAGTCAACAGCGCCAGCGCCCTCAAATAAGGGCTTCCACTCGCCATCCTGGCGAATAAATGATTCGCCGGTATATGGCGCCTCTTCGACGTACACATGACCAGATGTGGACGATCCCAGCGTTGACCGATCAGACCAGCCGCCGTCCACACTGTTGTCATTGCTTAGGGAGCCGGGCGTACCGCCATCAAGGCGAGCACCGCGATGCGGTGGCACGTAACTCCAGACGTTTTGATTCTTAGGCATAAACGCTTCTGACCTCCTGCACAGAGCCCAGGTCAGCATCGGTTTTTGTTCCGTTAAGCTGGCCTACCGTCTCTTCAAATTTGGATTTCCACAGCGCAATGCGTGGGTCATTCATCAAATAGCCCTCAGCGTGGCTCAGAGCGCCATACAGGTACGCGGGATAGGCATCCTGCAGCGTGTTGGTGTGGGGATTGGCGCTGTCCACCGGGCCGTCAAAGCTGTACATGTGGACATACAGCGTGTGCCCTACCGGCAATTCAGCAATCGGGTAGAAACACAGGTAATTCTGGATGCGAGTGAAATACTCTGGCCGACCATTGCCACCAATGTAGTATCCCGGGGCCGGGGTTAGCCAGGGCGGGTACGCAAACCGATCAAGCTCCGCATCAGCGATCAGCTCGGGCGGTAGTAGCTCACCCACCATCGGGGCGACCTCTGGGGGCACAGGGAAACCAGCCTCTGGCTGCTCTTCAATCTCAATGGGAATTTGAGCCGCAGGTTGTCGGTGCAGCCGCTCAAAATAGTCGGACTCTGAGATGTACTGCAGCGGTATGCCGTTAAACACCACTGACTTCAGCTCAAGGCAGGAGTCAGGTAAGCGCACCGCGGCGTTAATCGGATAACCAACGGTCTCACCGGTATAGGTGACCGTGGATTCATTGCTCGTAGAACGGAGCCGCCGAAACAGATCCTGCTCTGCCAGCATGATAAATCGAGGAATCTGAGAATCGAGATCCTTCCGGTTAAGGAAGGCTCTCACATCATTGAGCAAGTCGTTATATGACCTCATTTGCCCGTCCTTGAGTGACCAGGCAACAGCTCGGGATAATGCTGCTGGAACCAGGTCAGAAATTTCTGATTTGTTTGCTTGCAAGTAGCAAACCGATGCCAGAAATCCGCTCTCTCATCTTCAGGCAAAAGCTGCTGATATTTTACAACGGTCTCCATCGGGATTGAACCCACGTACCGCCAATCTTTCTTAAAATAATCAGATTGGTCTTGCTTGTGTTTTACGTGAGCCTTCGCCTTCTCGGTATCAAAGTGATAGCCCCGATAGGTAACCCCATCTTCATAAGAGAACGTGCGGGAGGAGCCCTCCCGCAAGTCCGTTAAGCGATGTCGATAATTCGACATCAGATGCTGACACCAGTGACAGCGGCATGAGCCTTAGAGTTAAGCACCGCGTAAGTGCCCTCCCAAAGGATTTGTCGCTTGTCAGAGTCACCGACTTTCGCCAAGGGCCAATCAGCCGTGGGTCGCAGTACAGGAGTAGCGGCGTAGTTGAAATCAACCAGCAGCATAGTGCCCTCTTGCATGTTGCGATCCAGCACAACGTCCAGCTCACCGTAGGTCGAAACGTACAGATCGATTACGTTCACGATCTTGCGCTCGTTACGGATGTCACGGTGACGGCCAGCGGCCATCGCCATAGCTGATACAACGCCAGCGGTCTTGGGGTCAGTAACCAGGTAAGACGGGTTACCGCCTTCCATGTACGTAGCCAAGTGAGCTGACAGCAGCGCCTCTTCAACACCCTCAACGTCAGTGGCGGCAGAGCCGTCAACAACAACGCTAGCGTCAAGCTGAGATACAAAGTCAGCCATCTTGCGAGCAGGCGGGTTGGGGATGAACATTGGAGAATCGCCGTCAGACGCCTGACCAGCTACCTTCGACTGAGTGGTACCGACTACGGCCCACTCCTGGTCGTTAGCCAGCTCGCCATAACGCAGCTCAAGCTGGTACGCCATTTCGGAGTTGCGCCCATATTTATCAACTTTTTCAAGTGTCCCAGTTACTTCGGCAATTTTGCCCATAATTTGGCAAAAGTTGGATTTCTCCACTATAGGCTTCGAGGTGTCGGAGCCAGCAGCGGCACCTTCAACCAAGGCGTTCTCGCCAGCTGCGTTCAAATCGTCTTCTGACCACTCATGCAGCTTTCCAGTTGCGCGGATGGTCTTGGACATGGACACCACGGGGGTGTCGATGGGTGAGATGTTGTAAATTACGTCCTGGACATCTTCAGCTTGTCGCGTCTGATGATATGTATTGTCTACCTGTGCCATCTTTAATTCCTCCTACGGATTGGATAGCTATCCCTCAGCCCGTAGTTGCGCCTCCTTCATTGCAGCAAATGCACCCCGTTGATTGGGGTTCTGCTCGAAATTGGCCTTCGCATTAGCAAACCGCCCTCGGACATCTCGTTGGGTTACTGGCCTGTTCTGCGCTGCGGGCTTTTGAGACTTGCGTTTAGATACAGTTTTTGCCTTTTGTCCTGCCGTCCGCACTGAGAATGAGTCGTAAATCATCTCGATAACCGCCGCATCGGTAATGGAATTGAACAAATCAGGGCTCAATCCACGACTCTCTGCGTACTTGCCAAGCTGGCCATAGAGCTCATTGCTCCACTGGGGAATCGTCCGACGCAACCGGGTGCGGGTAATCTCAGCCTCTCTCTCGACTCTGATTTTCCACTGCGCCTGTTGCTGATTCGTAATCTTCTCCAACGCCTGCTTGGCCTGGGCCTCCTGGGTGAATGCCGCCTGGGCCTGCTGCTGTAACGTGCCCACCTGATCAGCCGGAACTTGCGACCAATCAATACCGCGGAAACGTTCAGCGTTGCCGGTCAACGCCTGAGACAACAATTGAGCATCACGCGCTGCGCCGCCCAAAGTATCCTCAAGCTCGAACTGCATTCGCTTGGTGGCCATGAGGTTATCGGTCATTTCAGACTCAAACTCTTCACGGGACTGCATGACTCGCGTGTACTCGGCTTGTAGATCCTTGTACCGCTTCTCGTAATCGTGCTCCGGTTCATCAGAATCAGCCTCAAGTGTCTCCTCTGGAGATTCGAGCTCCTCATCTGCCTCCTCTTCGCCGTCATACGATTCACTGGCTTGACTATCCAGTACATCGTCCGCAGGTTGGGGTGTCCCAAAATCTACTTCTTCGGGAGCCGTTCCCTCGACGTTCTCAGGTGCTGGCTGTGGCCGCGCTGCATCTCTCTCTGAATCAAGACGAGCCATTGCCTGCTCTCTAAAGCTGGGTGTGCCGCTCTCTTCGCTCACTGGTACTCCTCCGCTCTAAATTGATTGTCATTGGTCTGCTGCTGGTCGGCTGTCTCAGCCTGGGCAACAAACCCTGCTAATGTCTGCGCGGCGTCTTGCAATCCGCGCAAACGAAAATAAATCTCTTCGCGCTTCTTTGAGTGATCAACCTGAGTTGATAGCCACTCATTGAAGTAAAAGTTAATCGTCTCCTGATACGCTCTCCCGAATATCGGGCTCTGTAACAGACTCTGTGCTTGCACTCCCGCTTCCAATATCTGTTGGATATCGGTTGCGGAGGAACGTCCTTCGTTTGCTTGGGGCATCTCTCTCTCCCTTCTCCCTCGCTCGCTTCAAAATGAGAGGATGAATGTCCTCCCGAATCTCTTTGGCCATCTCTTTCTCTCGCATGGCCCTCGGTAAGCTAAACGTCATTGGCCCACCACCTTCTTTCGATCAATGTTCAATTTCTCAATATCAACCATCTGCTCATGCTCAAACTTCTGAACGTCCATGTTGTTATCGAACATGCGATCAGTAAGGTCTGTCTGAGCCTTCATAAGCGCCGACTGCGCGGTTTGCTGGATGCCGGTTATCTGAGCCGCAGTGAGCTGCTTTTGTAGCTCGAGCTGCTCTGTGCTCTGCCTGAGTTGCTCCATTGCCTGAGCCTCTTTCTGCTTCGCCATCTGGGCAAACTCGGGCGATTGCGGGCTGATCATGTACTGGCTGGTGTTTTTGATGCCCACAAGGTCAAAAATCTTGTCGAACAACGCATGCTTCTGCATCACACCGTAAATATCGGCCATCGATGGGTCTTGCATCATGGTTGAATGCATCATCGTGAGCTGGGAAGCCTGTCTTTGGGCCTCATCAGGCGTCAATGCAGCCGCGACCTCCATCTCAAGGTCATCATCAGCCCACTGAGACGGCACAACCGGGATCATCTGACCGCCAACCTCAATAGCATCCTGAGTTTGGTCGTTCTGCATGGCCAATTTGACAATGTGTTGGCTGATTGGCACCAGGAATGTCCTGGCAAAGTCCCGGGCGGCCATCGTGACGCGGCGCCGGCCAGATGTGGTCAGCTTGTCGATCATGTCAGAGGCGTTTTGGTTATTCACCGCCCCATCATTCATGCCCTTCGCCAGCCCAGACATGCCATTACGCTCATCACCATCAGACTTCAGCAGCTGAACCACGTTCATCGTGAGTGGTGACAGCTCCGGGGTAGCCAGGGGCGTCACAGAGCCCGGCTGACGGCTCCAAATCACTCCACCAATGGTGTTGTCTAGCAGATCCCGCGGGTTCTTCAGTGCGCCTACAGTGGCCTCATAGCGGGTGGTGTTACGCATCTGCTGGTTGTCGATGATCAGGCGCTTGAGGATGGATTGAGTGCGCTGGGTCTCGGACATTACATCCGCGGTACACGTACCCTCGGCAGAGTGGCTGACCTTCATCTCAGTCCACTCGAAAAACGGAATATCCTCTACCTCGCGGATAGCCGGGGTGCCATCTGCCCACCGCAGCACCTCACCACACGACCAATGCACCTCATACAAGCGCACCTCTTCGGCCATAGCGTGTGGGTCATCGGCAATCGCGCCCTGGTCAAGCCATGTCCAGGTGCGGTAAACCGTGACAATCTCATGCACCCCGGTGCGGTTCTTGTGCTTCAGCCTCTGATACGTTCCGTCAAACGCCTTGCGGGACGAATCTTCATCCTGGTTGCGGAATCGATAGTCAGGTTGCAGGCCATCAATCTGCTCAGGATCGTAACCATCCATCAGCATCCTGGCGCGGGTAACGTCCTGCTCCATAGCCACAAACATGGCCTCACAGGGGTAGCTCGCATTGGGGTCACGGTAATACCGCTCAGGCTCCACTAGATGCAGCTCGGCGTGGCTATCGTCTTTCTCGATTTCCACAATGCCGGTCAGCAAACCTGATGGGTCGGTGACAATGTTCTCTTCAGCCACACTGATCGGGTTATGCTGCGCCAATATGGCCTGGTACTGGTTGGGATCAGCGCCCTGAATATCAACAGTCTCTGTCTTCGTTGACGCTACCCAATCAACCAGTACCACGCACCTCTTTGCTACAAACGCATCGTGAAAAGCATCACGAAACAGGCGCTCATAGTTGTTCTTTCGGAAGACCGCATTTACATAGGCAGTTTTCGCGTCATCCTCAAACGGAACGCGACTACCAGCAAAACGCACCGCGTCTCGATCTGATAAAAACGTCTCAGCAAATATCGCCTTTTTGGACTCCACAGCGTCTTGAACATCTGGCGAGACGTACTTAGAGCGGCCCTTGACCTCATTACCCAGGGGCTCCATCGAATACATGCGATGGTTTCTGCTTCGCTGGGTAGATACATCAAACGATGCCGTGTGAGCCTCTTGAACCTGGCTCTCCAATAATTTAACGAGACTACGGAATTCACCTTCCATAATTTACTCACCTAAACCAATTATGTGAGGTTCAATCGCCACACCCTTCACGGGGTGCTTTGATAGATCCACCAATGTTGTCGCGGTAACTATCACGACTCCACTGGATCTTATTCCCGGCAAAGCCCAGGCTACTGCTTTTTGCTTCGGGGCCGGCTTTTTGCTTTGTCTTTAGGCTGCTGTGATCGCCCGCTGCCTTTTGCTTTTTGCGGGCTCCGCTTGCGCCTCGGTTTGTTGTCCTCTTCCACCCTTTCATCAGTAGTCTCCTCTGACTTTGCGGAAGGTTTTTCCGCGTTCGCTCCCCGCCTCATTAAACTCTCTAAGACGCTTTTGATTTTCGACAAGAGCCTCATGCTCGCGCCCCTCTTTTTTCAAAATCTCATTGTGCTCAAAGTGGCGCCTGGTCTCCGCACGATCCATGCTCATCAGGTTCCACTCATCATCCTCTTCCATTGAGGTGATCTTAATATCTGCGCTGTACTTAGAAGGCTTCATTGCGCTTCCCTAAAGCATGAGTACAGCTCAACCACATAGTAACTATCGTCGCCCATCATGTTACTGCCATAGCGATTTTCGTGGTCAAGCTCAAGCGTGATATAAAGCCCATCCTTCAGAGCATTTTTTACTTGGCACTGGTACTGCAGCTGACCGCTCATGTTAGCAACAACGATGTAACCCATATTACTGCCAGCGCCAACCATGCTTGTAAGGTAATGGCTACTGTTACTGGGTAGCTTCCATTTGAACTTGCGGAAGTCGTTCATTGAGCTAGAGGGCACACCGTTTTGGTCGTGGAAGTAGAAAGTCTTGCCGTCAGCCCCGTTGCCCTTCTTATACAGCCGCTCTTTATGGCTTAACAGAGCGCCCTTTGAGGAACCAACTCGGCTGTCGACATAGCCACAGGTAGCTATATTAGTAGAGCCACCTGTCTTGCCAGTGTAATTGATGGAATCAAGATCGGTTGAGTTGTGATAGGCGCTAAGGAGATCAGTATTATTGCTTCCCTTGATAACAAAGCCGTCTTTATTGTCGCCGACTCTGGGGATAACAACCTTGCCCTCGAACTTGATCCTAGTGGTCTGGGCCTCTTGGATGCACTTAGCGCCGGTCATCCCTAAATACTGCACCGACATAATGGGGTTGGTTCCCATGTTTAAGGTGCCCGACATATTGCCGCCGGTCTTCTTTAGATATCGCGCGTCCAGATCATCCAGTTGCAGGTCTTGCTCATTAACTTGGAAGAAGCGTATCTCGCAAGTCTCACCGACCCAAATGTTCAGGCCCGCTTCCTTTAGCGTCACCTCGACGTTGACGATGCCTGTTCCCTCTGGCTTCTTCGCGACCACAAAAAGAGCGTATGCTTCGGGCGCATCCACATCCACCACTTCCAGAAAATCGCCAACCTCGATATCTGCGAACCCGTGAGCCTTTCCATCCAAGTCCGTTGTATTCAGAGTGATGACATTTTCGTTGCTTGATTCTATGTCATCAACCAACAGCGCAAACTCACCAGCGTTGCGTGGGATGGTATCGCCAGAGTAGCCGACATACTTCCACTTCCCGTGTTCGCGTTGTACTAACAGCGTTTCCAAGGCGAGCGCGATTTGGTCTATCTCGCCTTGTAACACCCGGTCGCCATTGTCGACGTATTCCGTCGTGGGCAATTCATCAATCTGCGCTTGGAGCTTCTCATCTCGATGGGTAGACCAATCATCGAGCGCAATGATTTGCTGCTCCAGCTTCAAATGGGCGACAGTGTTTAAGCCGTCCCGCTCTTCAAACTTGCCATCAAGAATCTCATCGCGGATTTGGCTGGTGCGGTCAACTTCTTCTAACTGCGCTTCGGTAGCATAACCTTCAAGGTCAATGTCACCTGTCTCAATGTCTGAGATTGCGTTGTATAAAAAGTTATTAACGTCGCGCTGATTCTTTAAGCCTTCTAGCTCTTCTGGTGTGCCAATGAACTGACCCTTGGCATTGCGGAATGGGTTGGGATTAACCACAACCGAATCAGTCGTTATGTTGAATCGGACGTTCTGACCATCCTTCAGACCAACACCCTGCACCCCCTCGCCATCAACAGCGGGGAACTGACTGAACTTTGTGCCTGTAGCCTTGGTATCTTGATCACTCATTGCATCACCATCTCAATATCATTCTCCGTCAGCATCGACAGGCCAAGCTCATCCCATATCGGGTAGATCGTTGGGTCAGCAGGGTCCAAGTCAGTCTCGCTGCTGCCACCTCGACCCGTATGCTTCGGCGGTGTCATTTGACGCGCGCGCAAACTAGAACCCATATTCAATGGGCGATTGCCGCGTGTCCTGTTTGACCGGCGGCTCATTCGTACACACTCAGGTCACGGGGCATGTCTAGTATCTCCTCAACGCCACCCCATTGGCTGAACGCCCCGCCATCTACACTGAGTAGGGCGTAATGCAGTGCTTCGCAGACGTGAGACTCTGGGCCTTTGTCGGGGACATCTTTAAAGCGGTCGTCACCGGCAACCTGCAGTCTTTTATACTGGTATGCGCCCGCTAGTCCTCTAATGATCGTGCGGCACCTAGGATCAAACGTGATCACCGGCTTGCCAGCAGCCAGCCGCTGTAGCTGTGCATCTAGCGCACCAGCCCGCAGCTCAAACTTGTTGGTGTGACATGGCGTGGCATACAGGCCGTGAGGCTCTAGCATCTCAAAGCATGAGTGGTCAGTTGCCTGCCCACGCTGAGTACCCGCTGGGTCACCGTACAGCTCCACGTCATGACCAGCGTAATCTCTCGACAGCTTGTCCTTGAGTATCCCGCCAAAGGTGTAGGCGCTCATGTTCTCAGTGACCAGCTCATCGAACACCGCCCATGAGCCATCAGCGTTCAGCGCCATGAATGCAGCCGCTGGTGTGCGGCCCCAATCCAATCCAACGTACACCTTCTGGCCTGGATGAGGGCCACAGTGCTGAACATGTACCGCCTCATTGAAGCTAGGATGCACTGGCCTGCCATCACTGACAAAGACCAGCTCGTTGGCTAGGTTAGCGCGTACCCAATTCTCTGCCTTGCCCTGCAATAGGTTGGCGTAATAGCTGTCGGGGAGGTTCTTGATGTTCTCGGCCAGCTCATTGACTACCCAGCGGCCATCAACCTTGCTAACGGCGCCGGGCTGTCTGCCTATCCACCAGTTGTCAGGCCTGTCTGACTGCATGAACTTACCCAGCCAGTGATCACTATCAGGGCAGTTGCTGTCTGCTATGGCGCCGTACCAGCTATCGGGACACTCTGCCCTGTTAGGGTATCGCCCTACCCGTGACAGAATCATATCCACGTTGCTCTTGTTCAATTCCTTCAGCTCGTTCAGCCATGTGCCAGTGAGCTGCATACCTCTGGCCTTCTTCTCATCCAGCCCGCTATCAAACGACCTAAATAGAATCTCAGCGTTTACAGGTATACCGTCAGTGCCTACCGTGTTGATCGTACAGGTTACTGGGCTGACGTTACGCCATGTACCAATGCCCATGCCCTCAGTGATTGCCTTGAAGTCCTTGATCGTGGTTGATTCCAGATCAGGTAGCGTGTTTCGTACACACAGCCACCGTGACTTGCGAGTGCCATCCTTGCTGGTGGGCTGAGTCATGATGCGGTGAAGGATCTCAACGATAGATGCCTGAGTCTTGCCGCTGCCTAACGGCCCAATGAGGGCGCGCATGTAGCTGTTGTCACGATGGAAGTCTCTTAGCACTCTGCCCTGTGGCCGATAGCGCAATCGGTGTACCGGCTCAATGGCGTGGGGCTGTACTGGTGTGGACCATGCCGACTTACTCATAGTCATCTTCCGCTGGCATGTCCTGTACTCCAGACATATCCACCTCTGTGGCCTGTACCATAGCGTTTAGATTGACTTCGCTAGCCTTCAGCTTTGGCTCTGTGTACTGGGCTATACGGTCCCATGCGTCAATGGATAGCTTGAGATCAGCCGTATCCATTGTCCCCCTTGCTTGGTCATGCAGCGTTACAGCGTTCTCGGCCATACGCATAATGGGGTGAAAGTCATCCCCATACATATCCCTAAGCCTATCCATTAGGAAAGCTTTGTTCTTGCCTTTTGATCCTAGTGGGCGGGCCATAGTTTTTTACTTGTAAACATTTGTTCTATATCCCTAAAATAAAGCCCGGCGGGTACCGGGCGGGGCCAAACGTCTGACATGGCTTTAGGAGCCATATCACAAAGGGTTATATCATGCTAATCAACCTGCCAGCAAGTATCTGGGCTTACTTTTTCAAGATAATGTTCGCCTGGCGTCATCTCGGACTCACGCTTGACGCTCAGGTCGAACATGATGACGGCGGGCTCTTTGAACATATTAGCTGTCACCTGTGCGGCCTTAACAGACACAATGACATCATCGACATCGCTCATAGGGCGCCACCAACATGCAGCATAATCAAACTGAACAATATCACCCATCCTAATCCCCACCACATTTCATTACCCATCTGAGCGCACCTCAATCATTGGGCTTTCGCTGACGTTGTATGACCGAGTGATAATAATACGCGGAGACAGCTCGGCATACTCCATGATGCGGCGGGTGAACTTGGCGCTCTTCTTTCCCTGTCCACAATAGGCATTTCGGAAGTAGCTCCAAGGATATGCCCCCTTGCCGGCCACGCCTTTAAGGATGCCGTTTAGTCTCCTGTCATAAAATTTACTCATCTGCCAAACTCCTCCTGTAAGTCAACACTTAATAATTTACTTTAACTTTGCGTTGTAACATTTCATTAAAAACCCTTCCAAGATAGCTAGCTTGCCCCCCCGTT